TCACCTTCAACGCCACGACGGATATTCATGCGCTGAATGTGCTTCATGCCGTCAGGGCAATCGGTTTTAATGAACCATGCCCGACTATCGGTAAGCCGGTGATTGACCTTGTAGCCGTCCGAAATCGCTCCCTGATGGCCGATAGCGTTAATATCGTTATCGGCGGTGCCAGGACGACCGCTTGAGTTAAGCAGCCGGTCAGCGGTGAATTGCAGGTCAGACGGAATAATCAAGCACTTCGCACGAGTCGCAATCGGGATTCCTTTGTCATCTTCAAAGTTATCAATATCGATTAGCGCCTGTTCCAGCGAGAACTCGGAAAGGTCAGCCGGGGTGGCCAGCTCATTCCGCAACGTCTGTCCGTTTTCAAGCGGATGGTCAGTTGCAAACAAAGCCTTACCGTCACCAATGGCATAACTGGCGCTGAACCCGTTGTTCAGGATGTTTGCGCCTTTAACTTCCTTGGTGTGCTGCATGGAGCGAGCAAGCGCCCGGCCATACCGCTTACCAAGTGAGCCGTAGAGGTTATCCATTTCTGCTTCTTCGGTGATCGCAAAGGCCAGGGCGATGGTTTCATGGGTATAACGCTGAGTCCATAATTCTCGGCCCTCGCTGTAATGAACCCCGCGACCTTCTGCTTTTACCTGAGCAGCGTCCAAACCGGAAACCAGCACATCTTCTTCGTATGCCTTTTTGCTGGTTTCAAAGTCCAGGTGGTAGCGCCACTCTTCTGGATGCCGGGCATATTCCAGCCCGAAAATGGTGTTAACACCTTCTTGCAGTTGTTTTCTGAACTGCGCTCTTGACATTGCCATGACTTAAATCCTCTGTCAGTTATGTGGGGCGGCTGTTTAGATGCCAGCCGTTTGTTTGAAGATATGCTCGTTGAAGATCACTTCAAGCTGAGCGTGTTCGCCCCACGCATTCCCCGGTTCGGGAACAAGGCCAAGAATTTTGCACTGAGCGGTGCTGGTGCCCATCGTTCCAGACAGCTCAAACCGCGATACGCCGGTAGCAGTATCGCCAGTTCCAGCAACAATATCGGCGCAATTACCAACATTGGTCTGAGCCGGGGAACCGCCGGTCGTTGATTGAACTGAATAAACGATATAAGGGTCATCGGACACAACCGCTTTAATATCAGTTGCCGTGGTGCCGGTAGGCCAGTATGAAGAGAAAATCTGCTCCCCCTGCCCATTGACATAACTGCAACCACCAAACCGGCCCAGGATATTAACGTTGGTCGCGGCGGCGACCTGAACGGTGCCATCGGAAGCGAGAACAACCGCGTCGCCAGAAAAAATGTTGGCCGCATAACCAGACGCGATTGGATATTCACTCACGCGGTTGGGATCGCCACCAGCAAGGTGTCGAAGTGGGGTGAAGCCTTTTGCTCCATCGACATTCGCCATGATATTTACTCCGTAAGATTAAAGGTAAGCAATTACCGCCCAACCTGGACGTTGCTTTTTTGCGTTACGGCTATGGGATGCCCTGAGACTTGATCACTCTGAAGGCGCTCACCTACCGCCGAAGTCATGCGATCTGTGCGATTCCTGTAATAGCTTTCCCGTTTCTGATTAACTTCAATCGGGATTTCAAACAAAACAAGGTCGCCAAACCCAATCGCTCCGGCATAATCGCCGTCAGTAATGCCAAGCTCTTTGTAGCCCTCTGGCATGGTGTCCGCTAAACGAGGGGCATAACCCTCTCGCTTCGTGCGAACAATGTTCGATCCATCGGTTTTATCGCCGTTCTTCACACGAACAAACCGCTGCAAATAACCTGGTCGGGGTGGCGGCGCTAATAGCGAGCTGCCCGGTGACCATGTATCCCCGGCGGTATCTTCCTTGTGGCTGTGTGATGCTGGCCTGGAATGACCGCCTGCTTTATTAATGGCCATTGTTCGCTTCCGCTTGTCGGGGCCACTTAACGCGGCGACTTCACTTTCAGTCATATTCATCAATGCTTCAACGCTACCTGCTTCCGGCGCGCTGTTGGATAGCTGGCTATCAAGCTCTGAGTTGATGGCTTCGTCGTCATCCACTACCGTTTCATTGTTCATGCCCTTGCCTCCTGCTGATTACTTTTGCGGCGTTCGTTAGCAAACGCCTTAATGTGCTCTCGATTGTTCGGGTCTAATCCAAACTCTTCCATCGTAGCCAGGTCTTGTCTCGTCAAAACAACCTTGTTTGAACCCTTGCGAGAATTAGATGCCGCCGTTCTTTGAGGGGCGGGGCCAGGGCCAGTCTGTCGCGGCTTGCTTGTCTCCCGAACCTCCTGCTTGGCAGCGCCACCAATAAACAAATCCGGCTCTTCTTCCGATAATCGGCGGTTTAATTCAACAAAATAGGCCGGATTTCGCGGGTCTTTGCCCTCACTAACCAGCTTTTTATCGATTCTGTGAACTGCGTCCTGGTGTTTCTCGTTCACGCTGTCCTGATACCAGGCGTTTTTGTCGATCCATGCCTGTAGCGCTGGGTTTACTTCATCAACCGGATCGGCCAGCGACTCGACTTCAATCTGCGAAGTAACCATCTGCGCTTTTAGGTCAATCATTCGATCATTAATATCGACCTGTTTTTCAGTGTCGCCAGCCTCAATCGCTTCGTGCAATTCTTTTTTAGCTGCTTCGTACCCATCCTGGTGTCGCTTCAACGCCGCTTCAGCGCTCCCACGTTTAAGTTCAATGTTCTCCTTCTTCAAGGCCAGAACAGCCGAACTCACGGAACCGTCGATTGCGTCTGGGTCGAAATCCAGCGTTACTTTCGATTTATCCGGTTCATCGCTAATCGGCTCTAAATCGATTTCTTCATCAACAACCGTAACGCCCAAGTCATCACCTGAATCAAAGGTAATTTCCTGCTCGCCATATTCATCCTTGGCAATGTCTTTGTCATCGACGACGGCGCTTGCCCCATCTGGCATACCGTCTAAATCTTCAAACACTGTTTCTCTTCCCATTTTCTTTACTCCATAAAAAAGGGGCGGATACCCATTGCTGGATAACCGCCCCCATGTTCATAAAATCACGAACCTTCGAGCCTTGGTTTAAAAACGCGCTACAAGCGCTAGACGATGATTATATAACACATGAATCATAAACAACATAATGATGAGTTTTATGATTCATGCCTTCTTTGTTACCCCGTCTTTCGTCCAATCTCCTTCATAGAATCAGGGTCAACCTCAACAACCACATCGTCACCGTCTACCCTGGTAGTCGCCTTGCACCGGCGGCAAAGGATTTTCAGTGCTGGCTTTTCTCCGCCGTAATGGCAAAGGTAGTGGCTGCATATCCCGCAAGTAAGCCGTTTGTTGGCTGAATCAGACATAAATGCGATACCCGGTAGGATCAACCGCTTTGGCGATAATGTCATCATCGGCCACAATCACCATCGGCACACCCTTGTATTCGATACGGACACCGGCATATCGACCGAAGATCACATAATCACCGACCTTTGGCGGATCGCTCTCGCCTTTCGTGTTATGCGATTGGTATGCCATTGATCCCACCTTGGCGACCTTGCCAATGTAGTTAATCATTTTTTGGTTCTGCTGAGTCTCACTTGTCAACAGAATCCCGCCGTCCGTCACCGTCTTTGGGGTAAGCGGAATAACAAGAACTCGCCACAACATCGGTTCGGGCGAGCCTTCCGGCAACATCATATCCAGATCAAGATCAAGCTCAGGGACTTGAAGCACAAACCCTTCGTCACCAAACCCACCGCCATCGGCACCATGTCCAGCCATTTTTATCTCCTTAAACGAGTCAATTTGAATCGGTGTTCAATCGTTTGATGAACTCCTGAACCTCTCTAACGCTTCTAAGCGCTTCTTTCCTTTCTGCCACCTTCACTTTGTACGCCGTGAAATCGGAACAACTCCCGCCTAGCAATGCTTCCCCCAGGGCATCCGCTCTTGCATTGAATTTGTTAATCAAATAACGCAGTGAATCTTCCATTGTTACTCCTTGAGCTTTTCACGAACTAGGTTTTGCCGTTGCTCGGTCTGGTTTTGTCCGCCAGCTAGCAATATCCCTATTAATTCGAGCGTTTGTTTCAGCTTCCTTCCTGTCTCTTTAGCGGCTCCGGCCAACAACCTCGGGCTGATCTGGCTAGGGCGTATGCCGACCCTCATTAAATACTTTCGTGCCGCCCTGACCTCTTCGGCGCTAACCGCCGTCTTTTGCTGAGCCATCGTTCGGCCTGTCCTCTTCGCTGTTGCTTAGCTGGCGAACCATTGCCCCAACAGTCTCGCTATCCTTGCGCGTTTCCTCCCTTTCGGTTTTCTTGTCTAAACGCTCCTGTTCTTTTTCAAAGGCATAGTCTTTGCGCGCCTGTTCAGCGATAGCGTCTTTTTCTGCTGGATCAAGACCATCATCACCTTCTTCCTTCTGCTGATCCCGGCCAACTTGCTGCGCTGCTCTAGCCTGTTCGGAAGAAAGCATCATTTCAATGTCTGCCGGTAACGCTTCCTGTTCTTCATCGCCCACCAAATTAACCGGCGGCATCGGAACCCCTAGCATTTGTTCAGCTTCTTGCCGGTATTGATAGGCGAAATGTTCAGCTAGGTGCGCGCTAGCTATAGGCGCTAGAACTTGCGCGTGTTGTGGGCTTCTCTCAGCAATCATTTCCATGAATTGCTGATGAACAATCAGATGAGCTTGATGATTCTGGTCTGGGAACGCCCGAATAGGCTTCCCGGCCATTACCAGTTGATTCTCGCTAACCGGGTCTAGCCTGACAGCTAATTCATCAAGGTCTGGCATAAGCTCATTGACGTTCGCTGTTTTAATAGCTTCGTGCATCCGCTTATGAACCGCCCTCATGTCATAAAGAGCCGGGGCAGCAGAGGCAAGCTCCATCGTTGTTTGAGCGATAGCGATGCGCTGAGTGCTTGATACGATGTTCGGGTCTGATACCGGAAGAACATCAATGGATTCGTTGAAATCCTCTCGCAAAACCTCTTGGTCATCGCCTTCGGTCTTGTAGGGGTATGAGTCAGGCAGGTAATCACCATTAAACCGGAAGCGAAGAAGCAACTCTTCTTGCATCGCCTGATGATTACGCTTGTGAATCGCGGTATGAATCTTCGCGCCTTGCTCGATCAGCGCAACGGTAGTCCCCACTGGCCCGGTATTGTTTGCGTCGCCTACCCTTGCCTCGGTAACTGAACCAAGTGAGCGTCCGGCTTCTACCATCGCCCCTAGTGTTGAGAATAAAGCGGGAGACGGCTCTTTATAGGGAGGGGCATAAAACGCTTTGGCAAGTTCTTCCGCCGTTAAATCGGTATCGGCCCACTCGCCAGGGGTAATCCTTATGTCACCATCAAACTTTGCGTCTTTGCTCTTAAATCCGCCTTGTAGCGCTGAGAACGCCCCAGCGTCCATAATCTCACGGAGAACGCCGCTTGTGGCTTCAGTTACTGAGCCAAGCAGGTGGATATAGCCGTATGAATAAAAACCAAGACCGGAAACGAACGGATAATGAACAACAGGGATTATTTTGTTGTACCCCTCGTCTCCTTCCACCCAATTACGCCTGACCGATAATACCTTTTCGCTTTCTTTGTCTACCGTCACGACATACGGCAAATCGAAATCTGGAGAGCCTAAACCCTCATCGTTACTGGAATTGGTTAATTCGATAGTGAACGAATCATAGCTTTCGTATAGTGAATGAAGGCCATCCCCAACAACTAACCCTGGGTCTGTTCGGCCCTCTGTTTCTTTGGTCTTTTCTTCGACGACTACGGACGTGTCGCTTGATCCTGAATCAGATTGAGGCTCTGGAATGTCAACCTCGTAGTAAGTTCCAGCCGCCATTTCCCGTTTCAGGTCATTGTGGGTCTTGGGAATGATTCGAGTGAATCGCGGGGCATCTTCCAGGCTGGTCGCGCTGTAGGGCACCAAAAATCGATGATCAGGTATCCGCCTTGCCAGCACCCGTTTTTTCATGCGGTCATAGTAGAGAACGCGAAACTGAGAACCGAACAGCGCTTGAGCAAGCAGCATTTTGTCGGTGTCCCAGAAATACTCTTTGTCCTCCGTCATCATCTGATAATTGAGGAAGTTTTCTACCCGATCCTTTTGCTCTTCAAGCTCTGGGGTGGTTTTGCCCATAATCCGGCCTTTCGCCGGGCCTGTAGCTGGCAAAAACTCTTCGAGCGCCCTTGCCTGATATTGAATCACTGCTTCTGCGAACATCGGATGGACGGCTATTGACCCGCCTGGGTATGCCTCTTGCCCGGTGTCTTTGATAAGCCCCATTAAAACCATGCCGCGCTCAAACCGAGAAATCCAGTCCTCTCGGCTGGTAGCGTCTGCATCAACGTTTTCTATAACCGTGGATGCAATCTTCCCTAACTGCTGTTGGCTTATCTCGCCTACCAGATTGCGATAGAACCCATCGTCACGATCGCTTGATCCGGGCATCCATTCTTTTGGCTCGAAATCAACAACAACATCTTCGCCGGACTGTGTTATTTCAGGCTCCACCTCGGCAGGATCGTTGCCAAGGTCAACAACTATTCGGCCATCTGGCAACTCTTCGTTATCCATCAGTCTTTATCATCGCCTGATTCTGGTATTGGCATATCGCCTTGATCGCCGGGATTTGGTTCTGATTCTGGCAATTCACCTTCGGAATCCGTGCTGCCTTTCCACCCTTCGGCAACGGCTCTTTGAATGTTGTCATTAGGGGGCAGCTCTTGAGTGGAGGCAGGGCCATCCACAACCCCAAAAACAACATCCTCGACCGCTCCGCCATCTTTCCCCATAAAAACAGGCGGCTCGTTGTTGTCGTCTGGAACGGCCTCATTGGAATGCGTATGAGCGCCTTCTTCATTGGCAATCAATAAATCGTCTTGGTCATCAACCAGCATGCCGGTTGAATCACCAAGTAACAGGAACACTTCTTCTGCCTGGTCATCACTTAGCCGCAATGTAAATGTTCGGCTCCCCCGGCGACGGCCAGTGTCAGTCTGATAAAGAACGTGCGCCCCCGGCATGGTTTTATCCAAAAAGAACTTGCTCATACTAATCTCCCCTGATGATAACTAACCGAGAACTCACAACTTCGCCAGCGTTATTGTAAGTGTGAACAACCCAGATTGCCATGTTAGGCAGATCAGGGACTGGAACAACGTTGATATACGGGGCTGCGTGGATAGATGCGGCTCCCCGCACAACCGACTCCATATTGTACCGATTGTTTTCAGCCGAATAAGGATTGTTGCGAGGGCTGTATGGATTGTTCTCTGGCGAATAAGGATTGTTATCGGCATGGGCTACTAACGCCATTGCCAGAAATCCAAGAATAGATATTGATAAGTAGATTTTGCTCATAGCTGCCTATTGTATCCTCAATTACCATAACCGCGAAACGTTGACCTCTGGGTCGTCTCAGTCTCTTCCGGCTCATCGTTCAGGTTTAGCCAGAATGTCTTGCGTAGATAGTTCCAGGCATGAGTTACCGTATCAACAACATCATCGAACTCGATAAATGGGAAGTTGGCGCACTGGTCGATAACGTCCTCTGCGTCTAGCTGGTATTCGTTCTTGCCTTCATCGATAAGCTCTTCCATGTACCAAACACACCTTTGCTCCAGCACAACCGACGCAGCATGAGCGCGCGCCACCTTATCTCTGCTCGCAGGTAGCGACTTAATTGGAACCCCTTTCCGGCGCATTTCTTGAATCAAACTCATGCCGCTGGCCTTCTTTTCGATCAACACCCGGTCTGGCCGCATTGCTGTGTAGCTTTTATATGCCTTCTTCCTTAGATCAGGGAACCCAAACCGCCCCTTCATGCCTTCCAGCAAAATAGCATGGTGCCTTGTCCCTATGTCCTGGTCGGTGTATTGGAATATCCCCCAGGTAGTCCGCGCCGTAAAATCGTTGTTTTCCTGCTCCTTCTCCGAAAAAGCGGTGTCATATACCTGGACAACGTATTCAAGCCTCGGCGGAGTCTTGTTCGGCCACTTGNTGCTGGTACAGGCTGGAGAACGCCTTGCTACCAATCGTCGATTTTATCCGCAAGAACTCCTTGCGCGGCACACGCCTTGGGATTGAGCTGCTGCCTATTTTGTACTCGTAATCACTGCCATCCTTGTTTTTTAGCCTGCTGGATAAAAGCGGGTGATCCCGCAAGGCGTTGAGCCTGTCTGCTTGTACTTGTGTTTCGATCAGGGCCGGTAGTGATAGCGTCGTCCACTGGTCTTTGCTCGGGTCTTTGGCTGCGTCCCTCAAAAGCCGCCCGGCTAGATCATCAGTCGCCCACCGAGTAGTAAAGAATACGATCACCGATCGTTTTTCTAGCTGCCTGCGAGTATAGAACCCTGGCCCGTACCAGTTATAAACGAAGTCTTTAGCTTTCTTGCTTGTTGCGTCATGCTCAGATAGCGGATCATCGATAACGCCAAGATGAAACCCGCGCCCCGCCACCCCTGAATGAACACCCAACCCGAAGAATTGGCCCTCTCCGCTCAAATCCGGGTGCCATATCTTCCATTTCCCGGCGGCAGTAGAGTCTTTAACGAGCTTTACATCGGGGAAAATTTCTTGGTACTCATCAGACTTGATGACGTTTTTTATATCGCGGCCAAACTCCGCTGATAATTCATCCTTGTACGTCGCAACCATGACCTTATCGACGGGCTGGTGCCCCAGGTGCCACGATGGGTACAGTGTTGACCCCATGAGCGTCTTGCCGGTACGCGGCGGCAGGAAGATCATCAGCCTGTCTATCTTTCCATCTTCAACCGCTTGAAGGTATGCCGCAATCAGTACATGGACTTCCTCGATGATCATATACGGAGCCATTTCGTATATGTAGTCGATAAATGACGACTGAGCGACCGCCCGGCTGTATAGGGCAGCCTCTATGTCAGTGGACAGATCAATCGCATTTGCGCTCATTTACCCCATGCCAACGTATTGGTTAGGTCGAGATAACGCCGTAGCGAGGCGCTCAGGCGGTCGGTTTTTCGTCATCTTCATGCTCACCGGCCAATATCTCAACAGCGTGGCGTCTAGCCATTGACGCAATCCTTTCAAACTCGTCTCATGCTCCATTAAATAGCCAATTATTGAATAACATCATTAGCACCAGGCTTGATCAGGCCGTCCATTGCGTCAGTGATGTTTTTTGCTTCCTCCGCAACGATCTGAAATATAGCGAACGCTATAGCAGTGGTTACAAAGGAATTGGCTTCATCGCAGGTTAGATACATATCTACCTGCTGATCGATAACGCCTCTCAAACCCTGTTCATCCATCGTCGAACCAAGCATTTCTTTAAACGTCGCCCCCAAGCTCCCGTTATTTACGCTGATAACAAGCTGATCGAATACAATCTTTGATACTACGTCTGCATCTATCTTTAAACTCTCCATCCAAACACCCTCGATAAGCATCAAAACTCAAAAAGTCATATCCCGTGTTTTTCGAGACCCGACCCGCGTAACCTATTGATTTATAACGAAATGCAAAAACGGCAAAAATCGCTGTTTTTGGGGCTTAAATATCGCTTACCTCGCAAATCACTGACGGCAACAAAATGGTAAGAGAATCGCCAACATCAACAGCAACCTCATCTCTTGTTAGTTCTAGCCCCTTAACCTCGTCAGGCGCGCCAATAAACGCAACAGATAACACATCTTTACGTTTTCTGTTAACAACCAATTTAACATTTTCCAAAATAACCTTCATGGCCTACTCCTGGTTAGATAATAACGACTGATCATGCTCGAAAACCCGCGCCGCTTCTGGCTGCTGGTCTGCGAACTGGATAATCTCTGTAACCCGGCGAATCAGCATCTTCCCGGTTAACCTGGCATCGCTCACCGCCCCACCTTTCCCCGGTGGCAAGCGGTTCCCTATCATCCCAAGGTGCTGCATCAACAGATTAGCCGTGCTGTTTTTGTCGTGGCCGGTGTATTCATAGGTGATGGTTTCTGTCTCGTTATCACGACCGCCGCTGATAACCTTACGCACTTTAACCCCTTTAAGCGCAAGGGCTGTGTCGTCATCCAGCTTATGCGGCGGCAACGGCTCGCCACGATCATCGAACAGCTTTCGGGGATCGAACACCAGCATACGCGCCAGACTATCGATAGCGTCTGACTCTTCAAGCTGTTTGGCTGCAATGATAGGCGCTCGCAACTCAGCCATTCGCTTTTGTATGCGCGGCTGGTTGTATAAGCGCTTCCCTTGATTCTTCAGCGATTGCAGCTTAGCCGTTGACTTGTGTGACTTTCGGTAAGCCTCTGCAACATCAACAGGATCAGCCCCAGGGAACAGCAACATATCCTGACAGAACTGTTCTTCCTTGGCGTTAAGCTCGTCTTTCATCAGCCCTTATCCTTTTAACCAATTCCTTGATGTTAATGCAGTTTTACACTGATTGAGTACAATAGGCTCGTTTTTAGAGCCTGACCATTTTACAAGGATACCGTTATGGGAACAATGAGGATGGCCCCAGGTGATGTTATCGCACTTAGCGATATGTTAAGGGCTGGCGTGTCGAAGCAAGAGATAATGGACGAGCTTGAGTGTAGCCGGGCCACTGCCACCCGGTATCTAACGCTAATGAGGGAAGGGTTTTTGTGTGACATACGGTATAACGAGGTTAGCCACCGATACACGATGGTTAAGAGCGAAGTGCTGAAGTAGCTACAAATAGTCTGAAACCCACTCAACCGAGTATTTTCCTGTCCCGGTGAACGGCTGGTTGTGCTGATTATCAACATAGCGGCCATCGGGCAATAACAGCATAGCGTGGCGCTTAGTGACCATTTTCAGGTTTTTGGTTCCGCTGCGTCTCAGCACAACGATCTTGGTTCTCACGCTAATAGCCTTCAAGTGAGCGGCGACCAACAAGGCAAAGTCCTCGCAGTCACCAACATAGTGTCCGCCGGATGTTTTGTCTGGGATGCTCCAATTGTTCCCCAGGTCGCGCCGATAGTAGAACTTGTTGTGAATGTTACGGACAACATCATCGACCGTATCACCGATAGCGACTGCCGGAGCTGGCAGCGACTTATCCCACGATTTGTAGCCCGACGGCGCGCACCCGGCCATCACTGACGATAACAACAATACCGCTGCCAATTTCTTCATCCTAACCCCCGCTATATTGCCGCAATAATACCATTTACATCCTAAAATTACCACCGTTCATCTTGAGCTGTAAAGGGGAATCAAGCCATGCTTTGATTATTTTTAATTTAAAAACAGTTAAAAATGTGTTGACACGCGGCCACGCATCATTAAATTAAGCTGTGCAACACATCAAAACTAAATGAGGAAATGACGATGAATTACAACAATGAGAACTTGCTAGAAATGGTTGAACTATACGCGGCCGAAGCTGGGTTAATCTGCTGTGAGGATGAACTATCCGAACGGTTTGACGATGAGGTCATGCCATCTATCTTAGAAGCTCACGGGAAACCGGGTGTTGAATTTGCCGATCAAGACATGGTTGACCAAGCGTTTAACGACTGGTCTGACTCGCTATGCAAAGAAGGCGAGATTCATCCCGAGCAATACAACGCTTATTGCTATGTTGGCCAGTTTGCCGATATTAGCGAAACCTTGGATTCCAGCGTTCGTAACGCTCGCTAACAATTAAATAGAGGTAACGACGATGAAAACAACTTACCTGGGCTCGCGCATACGGCCAGAAGGCTATAACGGGGAAACTATTAGGGTATGGCTAGTTTTTGACCCGTCCACCGGACTAACTTTAGAGGTTTATCCATATGGATGGCACAGGTCGCCTGCTGTGTTAAAAGAAATTAACGCCGAATCAGCAGAATGGCAGTTAAACAACAATCCTACGGCTACCGGGTTCTACCAGTAGAGACTTCACCTAGTAGCGCTTCTATGAGGCGCTGCAATGGTGGAATTTCTACCAAACAACAAACGAGGAACCGACGATGACCTATTTAAGCAACTACACCGAGCAAGCTAGAACCGATCTATTTAGCAAGGCTGGCGCATTTTTCGCCTTCTCCGAAAACCAGTTCGACGAATCCAAAAAGGACGGCGTTAAATATGCCAGTCTAGGTGGCGGCCTGATATGCCCGGTAGAAAGCATCGGGCTATTAACGGACGGATTAACCAATATCCGCAAAAATGGCATTGCCGCTGACCTTGCTGACAACACGAAAGAGCAAATAATACAGCGAGAGCTTGCTAACCATGAGTGCCAGATAAGCGGTGATTACAGTATGGTCGTTGATCGCCTGGCGGAGTACGGCATAACCGAAGCAGAGGTAAAAGCCGGTTATTCTGTGTTCTATGATTACTGCATCGAAAACGATTGCTTCTGATGATCCGCCCTGACTGGATACTTGAAACCGCCCTGGTGGGCTTCTGCGCCCTGATGGTGCTTGTTATTGCTTTTAGCTGAGGACATGACGATGACCGAATCAATTAGAATCTCTAACCGCGAAAACGTTAATCAGTCCGGTAAAAAAACATCTTGCCAAATACACAGGTTCGACAAAAACGTCGGTGCTTTTATCTTTATCGGCACCTATTTCGTGCCAGGCTGGAACGCTAGCGACGAAAAAATAGCCGATTACGTTGACTCGCTTTGTGTTGAGGTGCCGGGAGAATACTTCTACTAACAACCAATCATCGTCCTAACAGCCGCCTTCGGGCGGTTTTTTTTGGGCGAAAAAAAAGCCGGTGTTACCCGGCGAGGCGTTGGTTACCAGTGAGTGATTATTATAGCAGCTTCAGTAAAGATTCTCGCTGTATAACGTGCCACCTTCTGAGTCATCGCCGCCGCA